TGCACCGCCTGCTGTTAAGCCTGCACGAACTGCTGCTTGCAATGTTGTTGCAGTCCATGCACCAGTTGGGTACACAGCCATTGCCAATGTATCAGGACCTGCAGTTGTGAACTCATAGATATAAACTGTAGCTAATTGTTGTGTAGCTTGGATAATCAAGCTAACTTGAGTACCAGTCAATGCACCAGTAGATGCTGCTGTAACTGTGAAGAAGTCTAGTTTAGGACCTTGAGGTTGAACTGTTGCCGCAGAACTAACTGCGTTTGCACCACTGTTTGTGTATGCTGGTGAGTCAAAGTTGATTACCGGTAGAAAGTCGCCGTTTGTTTTTGTAAATTGTGCCATTTTAAAATTCCTTTTATAAGTTGAAGCCTACTGCCTCATACATATATTTATGCCAGAATCAAAAAAAACGCGGGTTTGGATTAAAGTTCAGATATGTTTTCCGGTTTTTTTCTTAAAGTTTTAGCAAATCTCTGCTTATCTTTACTCTTAATAGAACTTAATAACTTGCGTTCTAGTATCTGTGCTTGTTCCTCAGGATAGTGCTTATTGATTAACTCAATTAAATTGATGGCACTAGTGATAATATTATGCGCTCTACTCTCAATTATGTGTGTAGTATCACGGTTAGTACCAAGTGCTTCTAATTCCTGCAGGAGAGAGCGGGTTTGTTTTTGCATATAATTATCCTACTTGTATTTATGCGATTTCAGAATAATTATTTCTTTAGTGTGTTTAATAACGCTTTTAATTTAGCTCCTTGCACATCAGCATGAACTGTTCTAACTACTGGTTCCAATGTGATTTCTCCTGTAGTTTTATCGACAGTGTAGTCCGTAACTGTAGCTTGTGGTTTTAATGTACTCATAATGTCATTTGCGTTAGGTTTTGGAGTGTAACTTTGTTCACCGTCAATGCCCGGATCACTAATACGCATAGTCTCGACATCATATTCTAAATCAATCTTCATACCTACGCCCGTTGAACTACGACTTTTCATGCATTGAATCTGATATTTTCCACGCTCACGCATACTACGGCTTGTAAAAATACCAAATACATTGTCTGCTGTGTTAATCTTACTGATACCGCCTGCAATATGACTGTGATCAAACTCAATCTCATCAACCGCAGTGCGATTCAACTGACTTGCTGTTACCAATAATACACCGAGTTCTTTTGCTAGATTACGCAATTCTTCTGCAACATATTTGTCTTTGATAAACTGATCCGTTGGACTGACTTTGATACTAACTGGCATAACCAAATCCAAGTAATCAACCATAACAAAATCAATCTTAATACCAGTCTGAATCTGCACTTCTTTCAGATACGCACGAATGTCGTTTACATTGCTTTGTGCAGGTAGATTCTTGACGCGATATTTACCAGACTTCTTACCTGCTATCTTGACACGCAACTCGGTTGTGTCAATGTCTTTGCGAATTGCTTTAGTTCCCATCATGGTTAGCATCGCATCAGTACGCAATGATGTTAGTTCTTCGCTCAATTCCAATGTGATATAAACACCACTCATTCCCATCTGCAACCAACTCAATGCGATATTCATCATCACTAATGATTTACCTGAACCTGAACCACCTGCAAAGATATTCAACTCACCTCTACTCATGCCACCATACAATATCTTATCCATCTGGGGCCAGCCAGTAGATACTTGTCCACCGCTGTTGAAGTATTTGTTAATACGACCTTTAGGATCAGCAAAGTAATCTGTACCCATGTCTTTCTGTAGACTAATCTGCACTGCGTCTTTGATTAGTTTCTCTACTGGTTCAAACTCGCCTTTCTCTAGCAAGTCTGCTGCCTTAAGAATAGCCCTTTCTAGTTCTTGTCGTTTAGTGAATGATTCAAACTCATCAAAGAACCATTCATAATGTCCATCATTCAATTCTGGGATAGGATCGATGTCTATGCCAGTTGTCGCTTTGATCTGTGTCGTATCTGGTAACACTCTATACTTGTCTGTATGTGACTTGAACAACTCTGCCACTGGCCTAAGAGAACGCTCAAAGTTCTCGCTATTCATTATGTTCATTACACGGGTATACAACTCCGCGTTTGTTATCATCATCCTCAGAAACAGTTTCTGAACATCGGTTGTATATTCTAATTGTTTTTTAGTTTCCTGCTTTGCCAATTTTCTTCCTTCTCATTTCTATTTTGATTTTACTATTTGTTGCACACTGTAGTATACTTAACAGGGTAGGTAGTTTACCATACTTAACTACAGCGTCATCCACATCTTTTACATCATCGTCCCATTCAGGCAAGCTAACACTATATCCTAATTCTAATGCTTTATCACACAATGATAGTCCCGTCTTGTCTCTATCTGGAACTAGTATAAGTTGTCTGTTTAATGTTCCAAGAAGCAATGCTTGGTCACTACTAATGTCATTATGCATCAATGCTACCCCATCAATACTTAGTGCATCAAATATACCCTCTGTTACTATACATACACTATAATCAGGCTTTTGCATATCAATATTGAACACATATCCTGATTGCTGTTCGTTGATATACTTTGGAATTTTGTTGTCTAAGAATCTACTTGTATGCCCTACAATTTTATGCTTATATGTGTAAGGAATGATTACCCTATTACCCATCCTACCCTTGTCATTTGGGGTGATCAAGAAAGGATAAGTGTTAATATCTATCTTACGATTTTGCAAGTATTCTACATATACTTTGTGCAATGGATTATTAACATCTACAATCTCACCTTCGGGTAATGTATGTTCATTAAATTGAATCTTTATGCGTTGTCTTGCCGGTCGTGTAAAATCTATTAAATCTTTGTTCTGTAGGCTTTGCAAATTCCAACGTTGAATTTGAATATCATCTATACCACACCATTTCAATAACATTCTAGTTTTGATTGGTATAGGTTGCCCTAGTGTAAATCCTGTTTTAAACCCACAATTAAAACAAGCATACGCCCAGCTGCTGCCATCAAACTTGATTCCTCCGCGCAATCTTATATCTGGCCTATGACCATCATGCACACAACATACTGCATTAAAGCTAGTCCACCCAGTACTAGTTTTTCTCTTTTTGCCGGGAATTATAGACAGGATATCAAACATCTATTGATTGTAACACAATAGAAACACTAAAGCAAATTATCTGGTCAATATATTGGTTACTGCGCCCGCATTACTTGTGAATTGCATGCGGATATAAGGATGAAATCCTTGTATAACATATCCAACCGTTTGTGTCACGTTAGATACTTCTTCAGTTGTTACAATGTCATACCAATCATTGTCTACGATACTACTACCTTGAATTGTTGTGTTTCCATAAAATTCAATATATTCAGTTTGGATAGTTAGTATTGGATTGTTATTTGTACTCAATACACTAGTAGTGTATGTTAAGCTGCTTCCGTTAGAGCCGTGACTGTTAGGGAATGCTTGACCAGTTGGAATAGTGATACTGTATGATGAAACAAAGTTAGGTAATACACTATTAACGATATTCATTACACCACGAGCACCGGCATTTTGATCTACAAAAACAGGGAAATCAAATTCATTTACAGGAATTTCTAATGTGTAATAGCATTTTTGCGACTCAATATTCTCAAGGTCCGCAGCATTTAAGAATAATGCACAGATTCCTGTAGCAGCAAACTGTAGTGTTAATGCCTTCTGTATCAGAATCTGATTGCCTTCGTAGTTCAGTATACGACAAGTTATGCTTTTTCCCGTTATATCTATAGGTTTTTGTTCCTGATTAATGAACTGGAACTGGATCTGATTATCAACTCCCTTGTGTAAAGTTAGTGGTTTTGCGTACTGTGGCATATATCTCCTCGGTGAATAGCCTGACAATAGCACAACAATGTTGCGCTGAACGTAATAAAATACTGATGTTGAATACACAAATGTAGGCTCCTATCAACTATTTAGTATAATATATTAATTTAAATAACTTTGGTTACCCGATAAATAAGCTGTTCACTACAACAATGATCCAAAACGAATTTTTCAACCGCCTAACTCAAAATCACCCGTTCATAACAGTGTGTTCATATGCCAACCAAGACTATGTTGGAATTGTTCAAAACCGTGACGATATAGTGACCACTATCTATGATTATGGATCCATCATTGATAACGACATAAAAGAGAAATTTTTAGAATTGGGAGAAATTTGGTGGTGGGAAAGTAATAGATTAATCCCTATCAATTTATTCTTGAAAAACGAATGGTCTATATTTAGACCTTATTTAAGAACATTTAATAACAAAAGCCTAGTTATTGTGCATGGTCCAATATGCAGCATGAACGAACTAAGCAAGCGCCGTAGCAAAAGGCGTAGCATCACCCTCGTCAAGCGAATGCCTTAACAAGTTCATGTGAACCACTACTAATTGAGCATAAGCAATCGCATGTGCTTTTTTGAATATATATCCGTCGGTTCCCTTATCCCATACAGTTTTACTAATCTCAGACCATACTTTACCAATTAAATGTTTCTTACCAGGACGAATGACTGCTAGAAACATAGCTAATCTTGGGATACTATCAATAGGTTCTGGCATCTTCTCTAAATTATAATACTGATTGTTCAAGTGAATCAGTTTCTCAACAAAACTTTTATCCTTCAGTTTACTCCAATCAGGTTCAACCATCAACTCGTTAAGATGTTGTTCATCTCTGACATTCTCATACACATGAACATTCAATAAGTCTAGTTTAAAATATCCACGTTTGTCTGCTATTGTATAATCAATACTTGCTATATCTAGCACTGGATCATAGGGGATAGGGGTGACATATACACCAGTGGCATGTTTACGAATAGGATTGACATTACGCATTGCCGCACTTGTATGCTTAATTAGTTCAAGCAATCTATCTCTTGAACCAAAGTCAATATCAATATCACTATCTATTCTCATCTTGGTTGAATCAATCCTGCTTTAATTAATTTCATATATGCAGATTGAACAACAATAGCTTGTCGTTCAGCATCTTCTACCGCTTTGTGTGTCGTAACATGATTACCGTCTTTAAGACTAACACCAGTGATATCAAATAATGTTCGGGTGTCCCTAACATTATAATAAGGCCAAGGTAGCATTTGACCAGTCTGTCTCCAAGCATGTTCTATTGCAACCACATCAAATGCTGATCCATGACTCCAGGGTTTACCATGATTTAAACAAAATTTATACAATTGATGCATTGCATCTTTAAATGATACACGGTCTCTATCACCCATAGCTTCTTCGATGGCCTCTGGGTTTTGTTTACCCCACCATTCTAATGTTGCTTCATTGATACTACGATTATAAATCTCTGTTTGATCCTCAATCGTAGGTCTAATCTCAATCTTGTCGATGATTCCTTGACCACGCGGATCAAATAATACTGCACCAATTGTAAGAATCACACAATCTGGTGTTGTATCAAGTGATTCAATATCTATCATAATATCGGCCATAACTATCCTTTTTTAGTTTTACTGTAAGCTGTTTCTACCCTTGGCATACCACATTTCGCACAATAGCATGTTGCATGGCTTACATGTCCCTTACTCCAGACTTCATCCCATATCTCCCAGTTAGTCCACTGATGCCAACCAAACCTACATTGCAGTGATTGGACCGGTTCTAGTTCCTTGAGTATTCTCCAAGTGTTTCGCTTCTCATGTTTTTCACGCTGTTCTATCATGTTTGCCACATTTCATACATTGTTATCAATCTATCATCCCATATCTCTATTGTAACACATCCTCCGGCTAAGGAGAAGTCCCAACCTTGGTGTCTTTCACCGAAATTTCTTCTCATCCATTTTACTATAACTGCTGGATCTTCTTTATGAAATAAACAATCTCTAAGATAGACTTTTTTATGTCCAACTTTGTAGTTGTTATCCCTGCATAAAGAAGATGCGGTCTTGGGATATAATAGTGCGAATCGTTCTGTGTATGTTGTTATTGCCATATTACCATCTCAATCTTGTTAAAATATAATCACGTTCGTATCTAAATTTGATTTTAAATAACCAAATCTCATCATATACCCAAGTATACAAACAATGTCTATCTGGGTTTTGTATGTTTGTCAATATCCAATCTACTAACTCTATCAGTTGTGGTATCGGGTCATGTTCATCAAGTTTAATAACTATTTCATGCCATCCTGGCTTGATGTTTTCCCAATCTGTATCTCTCATTGAAACCTCAATAAGAATATCAAATACTTCTGTTCATCTACTATCTCATAACCATCAGAGATGTTTCCATCAAGCATGTTCATCTTTATGCCATACTTCTCTTGAATATAAGATTCAAAATCATATCCATCAAACTCTTTTCTATTTGCCATGAATTCTACTCTTACTAACTTGAGTAGATTCCAATACTTCCAACGATTCTTTCTGAAATGAATTTCAGGATCATCGTCATCATAGTCTTGAAATGTTTTTGATATGTTACTCATAACCATCTCAATGCAAAATAAGTGCTGTATTCTTCTTTGTAAAAAATGAATTTAGCATAACAATCCCAGTCAAGTGATGAATCTGCCTTGTGATATTCCCAATCAAAATCCGAGTTCATTACCCAACCATACTGTTGCATCTCATGTACGATATCTATTATTTCATCCGGACTCTTGCGTTGGATAATTATAGTTTTCATTCCCAGCGCAATAAAAACATAGTCAAATCTTCATCACGGGTGAGCATTATCTCACACTGCTTGATGTTATCTACCCAACGATTAGTTCCAGTTTCTTCATCATATCCTGGATTGCCATAATTCTTTTTACACCATTTCTTGACCTCTTTGTTGTCAACATCTTCTTGACCCTTCCAAGAGACAGTATGTATATTAACTTTGCTACCGAAATAACGTTCTGTTTTATGTGTGAATTTGCTCATGTCCACACCAACGTAAAATGCGTGGCGATTTTGCCGTCATTGAAATGAAAGTCAACCTCTCCCCAGTACCACTCACGAATCCACCCTCTGTGGTAATGTTTTTCACACCAATGTGTCATGTCATCTACCTTGTCATCCCAATCATTAGTGAGCATATTTGGAGGTGCTTCAATACTCACTATATATGGGTAATTGATTTTAACATGCCGTATTATTTTTCTACGCTGCTTACTGTTCATGACCATCTCAATATGAAAAAAGTTCTATCTGCTGCATCACGGAACCAATACTTTTGATCACTACCAACCCAACTGGCGTGTTCTACTGACCAATCACTATAGCCCATTGTATTCCATAACCAAGCATCCATTTCAAGCCACTCTTTTGCAGAGTAGTTCAATGGTTTAACCCAATAGGGATATTTAGGTTGACTTCCAGCATAGCCAGTTTCAAGGCGTTTCATGGTAGTTAATTCAGATACCCATCTAGCTTCTGCCATAGCACGTTTCTTTATCATAGCCACCTCACCAAGAACATGGTTAGATCCTGTGGTCGTTTAAAAAACCACCTATGGTTGGAATAGCTATGTGTGCCAGATCGGAAAGTATCTTTGCACCATTTGATTTGATCCTGCATCTCGCGGCTGAGATCCTTAGCCGACGGGGTGCTATGAGTCAGACGAACTTTGCGGTTACCGTAATCAATTATCAATATCGGTTCCTCTGTTGTCATGTTCCATGTTATCCCAGACCTGGGACGCTCGTAACGAATCTTGTGTGTCATAAGCAACTCAAATTAAAATGTATAGCATCACGCTCATTGTAGAAATAAAAATCCATATAATCTTCTGTGACCTTTGTATAGTAGTTGACCCCGGGCAATCCAAAGTGTTCTACTGCATAAACACATATATCATTCCACTTATATGAGGTATCACCTTTTACCCATAGTACGCGAACTCTAGTAGCCCGCCTCTTTGATTGTATCTTTGACTCGCTTTGTAACATCCATATCTCGTTTAAATTTGATTGCCCATTGTTCTGGATTTATATAATCAATGATCATTTTAACATGACCTTCATTTAATGTATCTAGAAAATGGGTACCACTGTCACTCTGATACAACAACCACGGGCTGATCTTGCCCGTTGTGATAGCATAACATAGTTTGTTCGCATTTCCATAACGCAACATGTCGTGCGGTTGTATGTTTGCGTCCTCTGCCAACTTGATACAAGTTTCTACACTACGGTGTATTGCATCAAATGGATCCTCATGCCTTAGATACTCTATAAGATATTTGGTATAGACACTATCGCTTGCCCAATTGTCAATCTTAATCTGATTCTTTAACAACCATTCAACATATCGTGTTATGTTGATAGCATTAATGTTAAGACAATAGTTACCAAACTTTGTGAATGCAGTATAGTATGCACTACGAATGAATTCTTCATAGGTACGATGCTTGCGACTAGACGTATTCTTTTTATAAAACTGTACCCATGTTTGAAACCCAAACTGATTACCACGCAAATCTTTGTCTAGCCATCTACGTTTGTTCTCACAGATGTGTTTAGTTATCGTGCTTTCTTTTAAGAACTCACGCTTACAAAATTCACATCCAAACTTGACTGGTTCAGTTACCGAGGTCTCTTTCATATTGCTTAAGTTGTTCGTCGGTGATAGTTTCATTTAGTGTCTCAATGTCTGTTATTTTCATATTGGGGAATAATTCTGCTAATCTAAGTTTACGTTTTTGACTATCAACAAACGCTTGACTTACCAGAGTGATATCATCTTCATGTGCTTTAGGATATATCTTCTTATAGTATTCTCTTATGTCTTTAATCTTTGCAGGCGCTTGTAGTTTACTTACTTTAGGGCTAATGTTAGGTATCCATTGATGAAATTGTTTTCCTAATGCAGGACTACTAGCACACAACATCAACCATTGTAGTTTAGGATGCTTTTGTACATTCTCATTGAATAGATATTTGTTTGCGTGATATTCTACACTCATCAAATAATATCCTTGCAGATCACCTGATGCTTTGATTGCACTCATCCACTGTATCATTGTGAATGGGATAAACTTCTTTTGTTGTTCTATTGATAATCTATCATAGAAGCCATAGTCTTTCTTATCCAATGCAGCAAGGACCTCAAACAAGTCTAAATCTTGTTTGTCAAACTTTTCTTCAGTTGGGGTCTTTGCTTTAGTTGCCATTAAAATGCCTGACTATAATCTACTATCTCACAATTACGACTAATCTCTTTTACAAAATATATACATGCGGGTTTAGGACCATCTTCAATAGGTACACATAGAAACTGTCCGTTCTTTAATCGGGGAGCATACCATGTTACATCATGGTATATGTCTAGTATCTCAATAGGTAAAAATGTAGGACTGAAACTACTCAAAGGATTAAATTCAAATGCATTGAATCCTCTGTCATTGATACTCGTTAAGGGCAATGTTTCTAAGTCACCATGCTCTTTCTCACCAATTAATATTTGCCAATCTACTGGCATCTTAATCATATGCTTACCAATTCTTAGTACAAGTGCAGGGGCGTTAAAACTTTCTAAAAAGATTAATGGGATATAATGATAATCTACATTAGTTGGGTTACTATTATCTAGTATCGCAAATCGTAAATCATCTATCTCCTCTGGCAATGTCTCTAAGTTATAGTATTCGTTATCTAGGGTCAAAATTCTCATAGTGTTATTATATCATTTGTATGTGAGTTTTTCAACATCAAATGGATAATTAGCCTCTTTATAAAATGCTTTTCTTTGTGTAAGATGCCGTTTTGCAAACTTACAATTACTTGTGATATCCCAAATCTGCACAAAGTTCTTATCTTCGGCTTTACGAATACCACGCCCGATACTTTGTATTACCCGAACAAAACTCTTACCCGGTTCAATAAGAACAAGGTTAAAGATTCGGGGAATATTAATACCGACGGCTGCAACGCCATACGTTGCTATAATGATTTTGTTAGTTGCTGTTGCAACCTCATCGTATTGTTCTTTGCGTTCATCCATACCAGTATTGCCTGATACAAACACTACATCATATTCTGTTTTGAAGTTTCTAAGTAGTTCGGCTAATTTGTTATGTAATTCTTTGCCTGCTGCTACTCTATCAACAAGTATCAATGTGTTGCCACTGTTCTTAATTGTATCAACCAATTGAGTAATTTTATTTAATCGTTTATCATCTTCAAGTAAGTATTTCAACTCACTCTGATAGTTACTAAACTCGACACCATCTTGTAGTTGCACAATGTTCACATGGCATTGTGATAACACACCCCTATCTTGCAATTCACTAGCAGATAGTTTGTTAATAACATTACCTAGACTGATAAAGATAGCTTGACTTGCGAATTTTTCTTTAGGGATTGTGCCAGTCAGTCCCCATCGAATTGGAATCGTACTCATTATTCCAGTCAATAGTTCTTTTAGTGCATCTGCTTTGGCCATGTGAACCTCGTCTACCATGACACAAACAACACCTTCTAAGAAATCACCAATCTCAACTTCTGCTTCACCTGCTTTTGTTTTCTTAAGCATGTTATTAAGGCTCTGCCAAGTACAGATCGTATGTGTCTTTCCATATTCTTTTCTATCACCAAAGTATACACCAACGTCTAATCCTAGATTAATGTAATCTGCTTCGGTTTGTGTTACAAGACTTTTGTTTGGGACGATAACAATACTACGCCCATAACTTTCAATAGACCAGCTTAGTGCTGCTGTGATTAATGTCTTGCCAGCGCCTGTAGCAATCTCTTGTAGTGATTGCGGATTTTTAAGAAACTCATTGATGATTGATATCTGATAGTCACGCAATACTACAGGTTGTCCTGCAATAGGATGACCTTCGGGCCAATTCTTATGTTTAAATGTATCTTCGGACACTTCAGCAAAATTGAATGTTGTGCCGTATGTACGCAAATCCTCTAGTTCAATGTCATAGTCTCTGCTATCAATAAAAGGTAGTATTTCGGGTAGTAGATTTACATAACTGCTACCACCTAGACTAAAGAAACTAACCTTACCATTCCATCTACCTAGACGTACCGCAGGAAGATACCTTGCACCGGGCACTTCATACTCAAACATCTTTACCAAAGCTTTTCTTTCAGTCAATTCTAGACCTTCAATTTTTACATTGACCTCATCCTTAACGATTATTTTGCATTGTTTCATATTAGTACTTAGTATAACATACAGTAATTAGTAAATGCAAACATAAAGGTAAAAAAGGGGAACATGTGTTCCCCTGAAAGTCTGCAAGTAAATCTAATCAAAGATTCTTCATGCAAGTTGCCTTTGCCAGTTCACGCCAGTTTGTTGGGCTGATCTTAACTAAATCAGCAATCTTCAACACCATACGCAAACTGATCTCACGCAATTGATTGCAGTTGGCCCACATGTATTCCATGATACCTTCTTCCTGCTCTTTAGTAAAATCATAGTCAACAAACAAGCCGGGGTCAGCATCACGATGAACCTGCTTGATACGCATCATCTTATCACGTTCGGTGTTGATAGTCAAATCCAGAAAGTGACAACGACTTTGCAATGCATCCAAGTGGGGTTGCATTCTACTTGATTTCTTAGCATCAAACGATTTGTTTGTGATGAAGATAATAGAGCCGTGAAAGTTGAAAGTATTGGGCACTCCCTCTTCACGCAGAATACGCGAATCTTTGTTGTAAGAGATACGCCGTACTTTACTAGAATCCAATGCACCTTTCAGAATGTTGACTGCATCTTGATCATCCCAGATATCGCAATCATCAAACACCAACACGTTCTTAGAATCAGAGTATTTGTACAACAACACAAACAAGCCGATAGCACTCATCGCACCTTTGACAGTCTCAAAACGGACCTTGCGCTCTGCAATCTTGTCAAACATGCTAGCACGTTCCATCTGCAATGTCACACCGTGACTCTTGCCGACACCGGGAGGGCCTGTAACAATCATAGCACGTATATCACCACTGATACATGCTTTTGACATTTCATCCAATACTGCAAAACGACCTGCGATACGGTCCATTGCTTCCTGATCAGTCTCAGTAGACACTTCTGCCTTTGTTTTGAATTCTACTGCATTACCCACTGCTTGTGCTCCATTCATGAATTCAATATCTTCGATGCTACCTACATTGACACGGACCTGAGGTCCGCCCGATGCAAACTGACCGTCATTCTTGACAGTAACAAATCCACCCTTCTTACCAACCTGATAACCTTTGACTAGTGTGAACACTTCACCTGCGACAGGGTTATTGCGATAAGAACCAGAGAGAATACGAATTGTTGACATAGATAGAATCCTTTAATTAACTGATTAAGTAAGCATTATACACTAATGCCCATTTGTTGTCAAGCCTTCAGAATGTCCACGATACGCTGATGTATCAGGTCCATCTCG